AGGGCGCGCGAGCACGCGGGTGGCGCGGTCCAGCGCCGCACCGCCTGGCTCGGCCCCGGGCGCGCGGCCGTACGGGCAGGCGCCGTACGGCAGCCCTCCCAGCGCCGCATGGTCCGCACGGCCACCGTCACCGACCGGGCCTCGACCGTGGCTCCGGCTCGGCAGCGCCCGGCCGACCGGCTCACCTCGACCACCACCGGACCCGCGCTCAGCCCGACCACGTACGGGCCCGTGCTCCGTACGGGCGCCGCAGGCCCGGTGCTCACCGCCACGACCACCGAGGGAGGTGGATGATCATGCCCGAGGTTGGTGACCTGGTGACGGCCACCCTGACCGTCAGCCCGCACGACGACACCACGGCGGCGGCTCTCCGCGTAGAGCGGCCAGACGGGACGGCGCTCCTACCAGTCGTCTCCCGCGGCGACAGCGGCACCTTCACCGCTCCGGTCGAGTACACGCTCGCCGGGGTCTGGCTGCTGCACTGGACCGTGACCGGCACCGGCGCCTCCGTGGAGACCGAGGAGGTCGGCGTCGCCCCCGCCAGCACCACGGTGCCGGACGGGCGGGTGTACGCGACGACCACCCAGCTCGCCGTTTACCTCCGGGACGTACCTCCGCCGGGCGCCGTGCGGCTCCTCACGGACGCCTCCCGGATGCTCGACGCCCGGGTCCTCGCGTACTGCCGGTACGACGTCACCCCCGCCGGGCTCCCCGCGGACCCGGTCGTCGCGGAGGCGATCGGCCGCGCCGTGTGCGCACAGGTCGCGTGGTGGGGCGAGGTCGGCGACTCGACGGGCGCGGCTGGCGTCGGGTGGGGCTCGGTCTCGATCGGCAGCGTGAGCCTCGGCGGCCGGGAGGCGGGCGCCACCTCGGGAGAGGACTCGGCGGCCCGCCAGCTCGCCCCGCAAGTGAGCGACGAGCTGCGCGCCCCGCAGCTTGCCGGGCGCTTCTGGCTGGGGGCGGTGAGCACCTGGTGAGCGCCATTCCCGGCTGGCTGCTCCGCCACCGAATCGTCGTGGAGCCCTACCACGGGGACTCCAGCACGGGCCCGGTCTACGGCCCAGCCCGGGAGCTGCGGTGCTTCCTCGACGAGCAGACGCGGACCGTCCGGTCCCCGGGCGGCGAGGACGTGACGAGCAGCTCGACGGCGTACGCGGCGCCGGGCGCGCTCGTGCCGCCGCTGTCCCGCGCGACTCTCCCCGGCGGGCGGGTCACCACGGTGATCCAGACCGCGCGGCGGGACGGCGGCGGGCTCGCGACGCCTGACCACCTGGAAATTCAACTCGGATAGGGGGTGAGCCGCGTGCCTCAGGGCTTCCGGCTCCGCTTCAACGGTCGTGCTGTCGAGGGCGAGATCCGCGCGGCTGCGGCGCGCGGCCTGCTCCTGGGCGCCGAGTACGTCCTGGGCGAGGCCCAGGCGGTGGTGCCGATCGACGAGGCGGCGCTGTCCCGGTCGGGCACGGCGTCCGTGGACGTGGGCGCACTGTCGGCGGCGGTCTCGTTCGACACCCCGTACGCGGTGCGCCAGCACGAGGAGCTGACGTACCGGCATGCGCCGGGCCGTACGGCGAAGTACTTGGAGCGGCCCCTCAACGCGGCGCGCTCCGAGGTCGCCGCGCTGATTGCCGCGCAACTCCGGCGGGCCCTGCGGTGAGCGCCCCGCCGATCGGCTACACCACCACGCTCCTCGTCGGCCTGGCCGAGCTGCTCGCGGCGGAAGGCGTTGGCGTCTACGACCCGGCCGCCGTCATCCCGCCGGGCAGCACTGGGATCTTCCGGGGCGCGATGCCCCCGGACCCCGACCGCGCGGTCGCGTTGACCGCGTACCCGGTCGAGGACGGCGGCGGCCTGGACGCGATCACCGGGGTGCAGGCGCGGATGCGCGCGGGCCGGGACCCGGGCGCGGTCGACGACCTCGCCGACCATGTCTTCGCCGTGCTGCACATGCGCGAGCACGTCGCCCTCGGTCCGGTCCACGTGGCGCTCGCCTGGCGTCAGTCGCAGGCGTGGATCGGCTTGGACTCGCGGCAGCGCATGGAGTTGACCGCGAACTACTACCTCCGGACCGTACGGCCGGGCCCTCACCAGCACGAGTAGGAGCAGCAGATGAGCACACCCGTAGAGACCCGGGTCACCGCCCTCGCCCGCCGGTGGCGGCTGGAGCTGGACCTCGGCACCGACACGACGCCGGACTGGCAGACCGTCATGGGCGTGACGGAGTTCCAGCCCTCCGCAGAGCCGAATCTTGAGGACTCCAGCGACTACGACTCGGGCGGTTGGGCGGGCAACACCAAGACGGGCCAGAGCTGGGAGCTGTCCGTCACGATCAACCGCAAGATCAACTCGACACAGAAGGCGTACCACCCGACCCACGAGGCTCTCCGGCGCGCGGCGTTCGAGTTCGATGAGGCGTCGTACGTGCACGTGCGGTATTTCGACCGCAACGGGCTCCCCGAGGCGTACGAGGGCCGCGCACTCGTCGAATGGGCGCCGAGCGGCGGCGAGACCACGGACCTGGACCAGGTCGAGATCACGTTGACGGGTGACGGTCCGCTCCTCCTCATCGACAACCCGCTCGCCGACGAAGAGGAGGGCTGACGTGGCACAGGTCTTCGAGGCCCTCGACACCTTCCTTGACGACGCCCTGGAACTGCCCGTACGAGGAACGGACGGCGTGGAGCGCACGTACCGCATCCCGTCACCGTCCGCCGAGGACGGGCTCCGCGTCGAGAAGGTCACCCGGACCGCCGCACGGATGCTCCAGGACGGCACCGAGCCCGACGCGGAGAGTCTGTCCGACGACGAGGAGCGGGACCTGTACCGGATGCTCCTCGGCCCGGTGCATGACGAGCTTCTCGCCGCGACGGACTGGGCGCGCTTCAAGCACACCGCGCTCACGGTGATGTTCTGGGTGACCGCCGATCTCGACACCGCCCGCAAGTACTGGTCCAGCGGTGGCGACCCTTCTCACCTGGCCCCGAACCGGGCGGCACGTCGCCAGGCCACACGCGCCTCCTCGGCGTCGGCTGCGGCGAGTACGACCCGGTCACGGGGCTCTACGAGTGGTACGAAGGCGGCGTCACCCCGCAGCGGCAAGGCCAAGGCCGCGGCGCCCCGCAAGTAACCCTCGACGGCCTCCTGGAGCAATGGCCGCTCGTCGAGGCCGACTTCCAGGAGACGTACGGCCTCGACCTCTCCGAGCCCGGCCTCCTCCGCGCCCGCTCCTGGCGCTGGCTCCGCGTCCGCATGTGGGGCCTCATGAGCGCCGAGTCGCGGGTCGCACGGCACTTCCAACCGCCCGAACCCCCGCCGAGGGGGTCCAACCGCCGGAGGTGACCGTGTCGCTCACCATCGGCGAACTCACCGGCCTCATCAGCCTCGACGACCGGGGCGTCGCGCCCGCCCTCCGCCGCACCGAGAACGCGATGCGCTCGACCGGGCGGCAGATGGCGGGCGACGCCGACGAGGCCGGGCAGCACGCGGGGCAGGCCCTCGGTGACGCCGTCGCCGAGGGCGCGGACGGGCGGCTGCGGAACAGCCGCGGGCGGTTCGTCGCGGCCGGCCGCCGGATCGGTTCCGATGTGGGCGACGGCGCGGCGGACGGCGCCGAGGAGGGCGGCGACCGCGCGGCCGGGCGACTCTCGGGCGCGCTGTCCCGCGTGAAGGGGCTGGTGATCGGCGGGGCGATCGGGGCCGCGCTGGTGACCGGGCTCTCGGAGTCCATGGAGCAGGGGCAGATCGCCGGTCGTATGGGCGCGCAGCTTGGTACGACTCCGGCGGTGGCGCAGCAGTACGGGCGGATCGCCGGGCAGCTCTACGCGAAGGGCGTCATCGAGGACTTCCAGACGGCGGCGGACGCGATCTCGGCGACGATGCGCGCGGGCATCGCTCCCCCCGGCGCGACGAACGCGCAGCTCGAATCGATCGCTACGAAGGTCGCCGACCTCGCGCAGACCTTCGAGCTGGACCTTGGGCAGACCGCGAACGCGGTCGGGCAGATGATCAAGACCGGTCTCGCGAAGAACGGGACCGAGGCCCTCGACGCGCTGACCGCCGGGCTCCAGAAGATGGGCCCGCGCGCGGACGACATCGCCGACACCTTCAACGAGTACAGCACCATCTTCCGGGCGATGGGGCTGTCCGCCTCGCAGGCCACCGGGCTACTCAGCCAGGGCATGAAGGCCGGCGCCCGGGACACCGACGTCGTCGCCGACGCGATCAAGGAATTCCAGATCCGGGCCACGGACGGCTCGACGACGTCGGCTGCCGGGTTCAAGGCGCTCGGCCTCTCCGCGAAGGACATGACGGCCCAGATCGCTAAGGGCGGCAAGGGCGCGTCGGATGGCCTCCAGACCGTCCTCGACAAGCTCCGCAACATGAAGGACCCCGTCGACCGTAACGCGGCGGCGGTCGCCCTCTTCGGGACCAAGGCCGAGGACATGGGGAAGGCACTCTTCGAGCTGGACCCGTCCAAGGCCGTGTCCGATCTCGGGCAGGTCGGGGGCGCGGCGGACCGGATGGGCAACACCCTGCGGGACAACGCTGGTGCGCAGCTCACGGCGTTCCAGCGGGGGTTGAAGCAGAAGCTCGTCGACGTCCTGGGCGGCGAGGTGATCCCGGCTTTCACCCGGGCGTACGGCTTCATCCAGAAGCACAGCACCGTCTTCAAAGTCGTCGCGGGCGTAGTGACGGCCGTGCTCGTGCCAGCGCTCGTGCTCATGGGCGTGACGGCGACGGTGTCCGGTGCGCGTACGGCCGCGGGCTGGGTGCGGTCCGGGGCATCGGCGACACGGAGCGCGGCGGTCCAGGTCGCGGCAGCGGCGCGTACGACGGTGGCGTGGCTCGGGATGGCCGCGCAGGGTACGGCGGCGTTCGTACGGATGGCGGCTGCGGCCGTGGCGAACGCGGCGCGTACGGCGGCGGTGTGGGCGGCCTCGGCGGCGCGGATGACGGCGACGTGGCTGGTCTCGATCCTTCGCGTCGCCGCCGTCACCGTCGCGCAGTTCGTGATGATGGCCGCGCGTGCGGTCGCGTGGGCGGCGGTGATGGCCGCTCAGTGGCTGATCGCGATGGGCCCGGTGGGCTGGATCACGGCGGCAGTGATCGCGCTGGTGGTGCTGATCATCGCGAAGTGGGACACGATCAAGGCAGCGACGCTCGCGGCGTGGAACTGGATCTGGGCGAAGGTCCAGTGGGCCGCGAACGCGCTGGTCCAGATCTTCCTGAACTTCACGCTCCCGGGCTTGATCATCAAGCACTGGGACAGCATCAAGTCCGGTGCCGTAGCGGCGTGGAACGCGATCGTGGGCTGGCTACGCGGCGTCCCGAACATGATCTATCAGGCGTTCCTCAACTTCACGCCGCTCGGCTTGATGATCAAGCACTGGAACAGCATCAAGTCCGCTTCGATCAGCCGCGCGCTGGCGCTCGTGTCGTGGATGCGGGGACTGCCGGGGCGGATCTCCGGGGCGCTCGGCAACATGGGCTCGCTCCTCGTCTCGAAGGGGCGCGCGGTCGTTCAGGGGCTGTGGAACGGCATCCAGTCGATGGGCGGCTGGTTGTCCGGCAAGCTCGTCTCCTTCGCGAAGAGCGCGATCCCGGGGCCGATCGCGAAGGCCCTCGGCATCCATTCCCCGTCCAGGCTGATGGCGTCCGCGATCGGTCGTCACATCCCCTCGGGAATCGCGATGGGTGCCGAGGACAACGTCGGCGTCCTCGACCGGACCATGCAGAACCTGGTGTCCACCCCGCGTCCGGGTGTGCCCGGGGTCAGCGCAGGTGGAGGCGTATCCGGACGGTCCGGATCGGCGTCCGGATCGGCCGGGCCCGTGATCCAGATCCGCAGCGACGGCACCCGCATCGGGGACCTCTTGGTCGAGGTCCTCCGACAGTCCGTGACCGTGCGCGGCGGCAACGTGCAGACCGTCCTCGGAAGGGGCTGACCTTGTTCCCCAACGACCCGCTCGGGCTCCGCATCGAGCTGAAGACCGGTACGGCGTGGACGGACATCACCGGCGACGTCTACACCCGGGACCCGATCACCCACACCCGGGGCCTGCGCAACGCGGGCACGAGCGCCGACCCGGCCTCGGTGCCGCTGACGATCAACAACAAGGGCGGGAAGTACAGCCCGCGCAACCCGGAGTCGCCGTACTACGGGCTCATCGGCCGCAACACGCCCGTGCGCCTCACCGTGCCCGGCGCGCCCGTGCACCTCGCCGTGGACGGCACCCCGGACACCCGGCTCTCCACCCCGTATACCGCCGACCTCACGACGACCGCCCTCGATGTGCGGGTCGATGTGGAGCCCTACGGCTGGGACGCGACGACGACGCAGCAGCACCTCATCTCGATGTGGGACGAGACGGACCCCGCCCTGAGGGCGTGGGAGATGTACCTCTACTCCGGGTTCCTCTACCTCGTGTGGACCACCACGGACGGCACGGTGTGGAACTACGGGTGGGCCCCACCGGCGGAGCTACCCCGGAGGGCAGTTCTGCGCATCACGTACGACACGACCGATACCGGGCTGAGCCGCGTCCGCACCTACTGGTCGACGTCGATGGACGACGGCCCGTGGACGAGGTTCGGCCGCGACGTCCTCCTCTCCCGGCCCACACCGATCCGAGCGGCGGCGGTCCCCCTCACGATCGCCCGTCGCGGCCTCACCGGCGCGGTCTACCGGGCGCAGGTCCGCTCCTCTGAGGACGCGATCCTCGCGGACCTCGACCTCACGGCGGCACAGCCGGGCGCGACCTCGCTCACCGACGAGACCGGGCGCACCTGGACCGCCTCGACGGCGACCGCCGTAACGGACCGTTGGCCGCGGTTCGTGGGAGAGGTCTCAGAGTGGCCGCAGCGATGGACCCCCGGCGAGCACGACGTGTGGACGAGCGTGGAGGCGGCCGGGGTGCTACGCCGGTACGGGCAGGGCGTGAAAGCCCTGGACTCCCCGCTGCGGCGCCGTATCCCGTCCGGCTCCCCGGTGGCGTACTGGCCGATGGAGGACGGACGGGAGGCGACGCAGGCGTACAGCCCGATCGCCCGGGTGCAGCCCCTCATCCTGGCCGGCGCCTCGATGGCGGCCGACGACACCCTCGCCGGGTCGCTGCCCGTGCCGACCTTCTCCGGGATCGCGTCCTTCGGGCAGCAGGTCCCGCGCGGCGCGGACGGGGACTGGATGGTCAGCTACGTCTACCGCATGGACACCCCGCCCCCGGGCCGGTTCCGAGCGCTGGACGTGCAGACCACGGGCGTGGCCCGGCGGCTCGTCCTGGAAGTCGCGTCTGACCGGTACTGGTTCACGGGGTACGGAGCACTGGGGCAGCAGCTCTTCCAGCTCTACTACACGATCCGCGCCGGCGATTTCTTCCAGACCTGGAACCGCCTGGAGATCACCGCCCGGCTGCGGGGGGCGCAGACGGAGTACCACCACGGGTGGATTCCCGTGGAAAACGCGGTCGGCACCGGCAACGAGGCGTACATCACCGGCGCCCCGGGACACGTCACCAGCGTCGCCATGAGCGGAAACGTCGGCGACACCGGGGGGATCAGCCTCGGGCACCTCGCCGTGCTGCCCTCCGCTGACACCAGCCTCTACGACCGCGCCGACAGCGCGTACGCGGGCGAGAGCGTCCGTACCCGCATGACGCGCCTCGCCCTCGAGGAGAACATCCCGCTGTCCTTCGAGCGGGGCTTCGGCACGCCGCAGATGGGCGGGCAGACCGCCGACACGCTCCTCACGCTGCTCCAGAGCGGCGCCGAGACGGACGGCGGGCGGCTGACCGAGGACCCGGCCCGGATCGGGCTGCGGTACCGGGAGCGCGCGACGCTGTACACGCAGGACCCCGCGCTGGGCCTCGACTACCAGGCGCCGGGGCTGGCGCCGCCGCTGGAGCCGGTGGACGACGACCAGGACGTCCGCAACGACGTGACGGTGGCCCGCGCGGGCGGCAGCTCGGCGCGCGCGGTGCTGGAGACGGGCCCGCTGTCCGTGCAGGACCCGCCCGCGGGGATCGGCCGGTACGACGAGTCGGTCACGCTCTCGCTCTACCGCGACGACCAGCCTGCGGACCATGCGGCGTGGCGGCTGCACCTCGGGGCGTGGGACGGCGCCCGCTACCCCGCCGTACGGGTCCTGCTCCACAAAGCCCCGTGGTTGATCCCCGACGTTCTGCGGCTGCGCGAGGGCGACCTGCTTCGGCTGGTGAACCTGCCGGGCTGGATCTCCCGCGAGCCCGTGGACCTCATCGTCGAGGGCTGGACGGAGACCCTTCTGCCGCGCCGGTGGGAGATCACCTTCGTGTGCTCGCCCGGCGGCCCCTGGATGACGGCGGTCGCAGACCACCCGGTGTACGGGAAGGCCGGCACCGACGCGTCGGAACTCGCGAGCGCTCTCACCACCACGGCCACCACGGTCCGGGTCCGTACGACGGACGGGCCCTCGTGGACGACCGACCCGGCGGAGATGCCGGTGGACATCGTGGTCGGCGGCGAGACCATGCGCGTCACGGCGATCGGCGCGCCGGTCTCCGGCGTGCAGACCTTCACCGTGACCCGCTCCCTGAACGGCGTCGTGAAGACGCACGCCGCCGGAGCCTCCGTGGCGCTCGCCCACCCGGCGATCGCCTCCCTCTAACCCCGAAGGAGGTCCCGTGGCGGACCCTGTGATCTGGCAGCCCGGCATGGACATCACGGCCGGCCGTCTTGCGGCGATGGCGGCGGGCGAGATGATCGTGGTGACGCAGCTCGGCGCGGACTCGTCCGGGGCTTCGGACTCGGCGGCGGGCATCCAGGCCGCGCTGGACCAGGCGCGCGCGCAACGTGGCGGGTGGGTGCTGGTCCCGCCGGGCCTCTACATGATCGGCTCGACGCTGCGGATCTACAGCAACACGAGGCTGACCTTGATGGCCGGGGCCGAGTTCCGCCGGAACGTCGCCGACACGATGATCATCAACGGGGACGCCGACCAGAACAAGGGCGGCTACACCGGCGAGAGCCGCATCACCATCGAGGGCGGCGTGTGGAACATGCGCGGGACGACGGCGGGCCTGACCGGCGACGCCATGTGCATCTCGATCGGGCACGCCACGGACATCACGATCCGCGACCTGGAGGTGCGGGACGTCAGCGGGTACCACGCGATCGAGCTGAACTCGACCTCGCACGGCCTCGTCGAGAACTGCAAGTTCCGCGGCTACGTCGACAACTCGGCGGACCAGAGCCGGAGCTTCTCGGAGGCCGTGCAGCTCGACCTCGCGAAGTCGGTGGGGGTCTTCGGCGGCTTCGGCCCGTACGATCACACCCCCTGCGAGGACATCCTCGTGAGCGGCTGCCACTTCGGCGCCTCGGGCACGTTCGGTACGACGGCCTGGCCGCGCGGGGTGGGCTCGCACAGCGCGACGATCGGGCGGTGGCACCGTCGTATCCGCGTCGCCGACAACTCCTTCGAGGGCCTCCTCCAGTTCGCGGTGAGCGCGTACAACTGGGAGGACGTAACCGTCAGCGGCAACACGTTCGTGGGCTGCGGCTCCGGGGTCAGGCTCCGTACGGTGATCTTGACGGACACCGAGGACACCAAGGACGTCAACGGCAACCAGACCAACGCCTCGCAGCAGATGCGGAACTTGGCCGTCACGGGCAACAGCTTCCGCGGCGGTACCGGGTACGACAACTGCATCGTCGCGCTCGGCGAGACGTCGGGCACCGTGCTCAACGTCGCGATCACGGGCAACACGATCGACGGGTCGGGCGGTACGGAGTCCGCGATCCGTCTCCAGCGGGTGTCGCGCGCGGTCGTCAGCGACAACGTGATCGCGAACAGCTCGGGCACGGGGATCAGCACGTCGTACCAGAACAACACCGTCATCTCGGGGAATGTCGTGTGGGGCGCGGGCGCGTACGGGATCACGATGGACAACAGCGACAACAGCCAGATCATCGGGAACTCGGTCCGGGACCCGCAGCAGTCGGGGATCTTTGTGAACGGTCCCGGGTCGGACATCCAGATCCGGGACAACTTCGTGGACGGCGCGAATCAAGCCGGGCTCACGTCTTCGGTCCCGGCGGCGATCCGGCTGTCCACGACGGCCCTGAACGCCGTCGCGATCACGGCGAACAAGTGCCGTGTGGGCGGGGCTGCGAAACCGGCGCGGAACGGCCTGTACATCGCTGCCGGGCACACGGGCATTCAGCGGTTCGGGAACGACATGCGCGGGACGTGGGCGCAGTCGGCCGGAATCGATGATCAGTCGACGTCGCCGCAGACGGTCGCCACGGACATCCAGTAGCCGCGCTCTTCCTCTTCCACCACTGCCCCGCCGTCGCGCGGGGCTTCGTCATGTCTGGAGACCTGATGCCTGACCAGCCCGCCCCCACCGTTGGCCGCATCGTCCACTACGTCAGCTACGGCACCCCCGGCGGTGAGTACACCAAGGAGTGCCGAGCCGCGATCGTCACAGCCGTCCACGGGCCTGCCGTCGACCCCGGCACCGGCGACGAGTCGGAGATGTGGGACGTCGACCTCTGCGTCCTCAACCCCACCGGCATGTTCTTCAACCAGCACTGCGTGCAGGGCGAGTGCGAGCACTCCGGCGGCACCTGGCACTGGCCGGAGCGCACGCCGTCCACCAGCGAGGAGACCACCGCATGATCACCGGCCAGGACTGGGCGTCCTACCAGCCCGCCTCCCCGTCGACCTCGGGCCTCGACTTCGCGCTGATCAAGGCAACCGAGGGCACGAGTTACACGAACCCGAGGATGGCCTCTCAGGCCGCCACCGCGCGCGCGGCCGGGCTCGTCACCGGCTTCTACCACTTCCTGCTTCCGGGCAACGTCCAGGCGCAAGCCGAGTACTTCGTCCGGCAGGCGGCGTCCGTCGAGTACGACCTCCTCGTCTGCGACTGGGAGTCGAGCGCGCACGGGTCGCCGAGCTGCGCGGAGAAGGACCAGTTCCTCAAGGCCGTGCAGAAGCTTCGCGGCTCCAACCACCGCGTGCTCCTCTACTGCAACCGCGACTTCTGGACCAACAGGGACACCACGTCCTTCGCCGCGGACGGCCTGTGGATCGCCGAGTACAACGGCAAGCCGGGCAAGCCGTCGATCAAGGCGCCGTGGGTGATCCACCAGTACACCTCGGCGCCCGTCGACACGAACGTCGCCGCGTTCGGCTCTCGCGCCGAGCTGCGCGCGTGGGCTCGCGCGGGCGCCGGGGACGACGGCCAGGAGCACGAGGCCGCGAAGCCCCCGGCGAAGCCGAAGCCCGCGCCGGCCCCGAAGCCCGCAGCGAGCACGTACCGGGTGCGCGCGGGCGACACGCTCTCGGGCATCGCCGTGCGCTTCGGCACGACGGTGTCCAAGCTCGCCGCCCTCAACGGCATCAAGGATGCCGACCGCATCAGCGTCGGCCAGGTCCTCAAGCTCACCGGCTCGGCCCCGGCCGCGAAGAGCACCACGTACCGCGTGCGCGCCGGGGACACCCTCTCCGGGATCGCCGCCGCGCACGGCACCACCGTGGCCAAGCTCGCCAAGGCCAACAACCTCAAGAACCCCGACGTCATCCGCGTCGGCCAGACGCTCAAGATCGTGAAGTGAGGAACCCATGGCTGAACCCGTAGAGACGAAGGTCAAGGCGTCCACCGTTGCCGCGTACCTCGCGAGCACCGGCCTCCTCGCCGTACTCACCGCGGTCCAGGACCACGCCGGGCTCGTCGCCGGACTCCCCGACGTCGCCGAGCCCTTCGTCCTGGCGCTCGTCCCCACCGCCATCACCGCCGTCGCCGGGTGGGCCGCGAAGCACACCCCGCGCGGGTACGACATCCCCCCGACGAGCCGGTGACGGACACGGCCGCGCCGTCGCACTGGCGGCGGCGCGCCTTCCTCGCCACCCTCGGCACCGGCTGGGCCGCCTACGGGGCGATCGGCGTGCTCAGCGACCCGTCGTACTCCCGCTCTCGCGGGCTAACCGCGATCACCGCGCACGTCCCCATGGGCGTCCTCGGCTGGGTGTGGGTGGGCTGCGGCGCGCTCGCGCTCGTTGCCGCGGCCCGTCCGTGCTGGGCCAGGTTGCACGACCTCGGCTTCGCGGCGCTCGCGGCGCCGGCCGCGTTGTGGGGGGCGGCGTTCACCGTTGCCGCCGTCACTACGTACCGGCAGGCGGCCGGGAGCGCGTGCGGGTGGCTCGCCTTCGCGCTCGGCGTGGTCTGGGCGGCCGGGATGGACGACCCGCCCCCCGAGAAGAGAGAGGAGCACCCGTGGACGTAGGCGCCGTAGCGGCTGCGGCCGTCGCGCTCGTCGTGGGCCTGCTCACCTGGAGCCAGTCCCGCGCGACCAACCGCCGCAGCGACTTCACCGCCATCACCGAGCGCCTGGACCGCGAAGTGCGCGACGAGCGCACGCAGCGAAAGCTCCTCACGAGCTACGTGATCGACCTCGGCCGGTGGGCGCGCCTCGTCGGCCCGGACACTCCCGCCGGCCCGCCTCCGGACCCGCCCGCCGACCTGGACCTGACTCCGTGGCGCCAGTAATTTGCCCCCGGACCCCCGCCGTGCGCGGGGGTCCGGGGGCGCTTCTCCGCGTCGTGCCCGTAGTTTTCCCATGGCTCGGCAGCGAAGTTGCGCAAGCCTCGCGCTCTCCCCCCGCGCCTCGCGCAGGATGGGGGCATGACTCAACGCGACCTTCTCGAAAAGGTGATCCGCTCTCGCGACACCTGGGACACCGCGAGCGCGAAGACCGCTCTGCGAGACGCTGGCGTCACCGCAACCAGCGAACGCGGCAGCGACATGCAAGCGCGTAAAGCTCTCCGGAAACTCCAGAAAGCTGGCGTTCTCCTCGGGACCCGAGGCCCCGGCAACACGGTCACCTACCGCCTCGTCGGCTGAACGCAGCCCCCTCCCCGCCAACACGCGGGGAGGGGGCGCCTTCGTCGTTTCCGGCAGCTACGCCGAGCGGACAGCGTCGAGCGCGAGCTGCCAGGGGAAATCCTTGTCACGGCCGGACTTCGGCGGGTGGGGCTCTCCTGGTCCGAACACGAACTTGACGTCCTGCCTCTCAAGGAGCGTCACGGCCTGGCGGACGGCGGGCTGCGCGTACAGCGCCTCGTTCCAGAACGGCATCACCGCCACCGGAACACCCATGTGCACGGCCTCGGCCACAATGCCGAGCGCGGCCGTGTCCGTGATCCCCGCCGCCCACTTGCAGGCCGAGGTTGTGGTGATCGGCGCCACGACGATCGCGCTGGCCTTCGGCAGCGACGAAGCACCCCGCACATCCTGGCCGGGCACTCGGTACTCCCACACCACCAAGTGCCCTGTCAGGTTCTCCAGCTCGGCCATGCGCGGCTCCCACCAGCGGGCGGCGGTCGGCGTGAGGATGAGATGCACGTCCCAGCCGTCCGCCTGCGCGGCCTGGATGCCGTCGTCGATGTGGTGGGTGGGGCCAGCCGCGGTGGCGATGAGGTAGAGGACAGGCAGTGTGGTCATGCGGGGAGTCCACATCGGCGCGCGAGATCCCGCAAGGCTGCGGGGGGTTGCGCGTGCACGCCGAGGACGTCCTCGACGAGCGCGACGGAGGTGGCGCGGCTCGTGATCTCCTCGGGTGCGAGCTGCGCCGCCGTCACGAGGGAGGCGGCGGCAGCGTCCTTCTGCCGGGTGAGGAGCTGCGCGCGGGCCATCGTCGCGAGATGGCGTGCGCGCCGCTCGCGGGTGAGCCTGTCGACCGCGGTGGCGGTGATGCGTTCTGCGGCCTGGAGCGCGCCCCAGCCGTCCTCGAAACGGACCGCGACATCCACCTCGTGCAGGCACACATTGGTCGGGCCGAAGCTGGTGTAGTCCGCGTTCAGGTCGGCTCCCTGCCGCGCCGCCGCCTCAGCCGCCTCGCCAACGTGCTCGGCCGCCTGGTGGACAGCGGCGGGCGTGCGTTCGCCGCCGGACGCGGAGAGCGCCGCGTTGAGGTAGAGCATGCCCAGCGTCGACAGTCCAACCGGGCCGCGCTGCTCCAGCTCGGGGGCCAGGCGGCGGGCCGTACCGATCGCGAAGACCCGCGCTGCGTCCGGGTGGGCCTGCCGGGTCAAGGAGCGGACCACCCGGCGCGCGGCGGCGCCGATCGCTACCGGATCGCCGGACCGTTCGGCGGCGGCGAGGGCCCGGTCCGAGACGACGGCCGCCTGCGTCGCCGTTGGCGCCCCGTACTTGTGGAGGAACGAGGCCGTGAGCTGAAGTGTGCGTGACAGCAGTACGTGCGCCTCTCCGGCACCCGGCGACGCTGCGGCGGCAGCCGCCTGGGTGAGTGGCAGAAGACCCGCCAGCTCCCGGCCCAGGGCGCCGTAGTGGCACGCCTGGTACGCGCTGCCGCAGAACTCGACCCGGCGAGCCATGGCGGGCAGCGGGGGCAGCGGGCCCGCCGGTGCGGTGGGGCGGTAAAGCTCGCGGATCACGGCTGCGGCCTCGGGCGGCGGGACCGAGGTGCTGCCGGAAGCGGGGGGCGGGGTTGACACGGGCTCATCCGACCACAGGTCGTCGAGCCGGATACGCAGTACCTCCGCCGCGCGCACGAGCACGGACAGCCTCGGGTCCTGCTGTCGCTTCCCGCCCTCCAGGTCCTGGACCCAGCGCCGCGTCTGCCCCATCTGCCGCCCGAAGTCGGCCTGTGTGAGGCCCCGTCGCTCGCGCCAGTACGCGATCCGCCGGCCGATCCCCGTCGTGTCCATGAGCATCCCCGTAACGATGCACGCACTTTGCGTGCTCGTCCTCTTTGTACCTCGCCCTACGGTTCTGCACACCGGATCTCGACGATGAGGGGCGACGATGACGACCGCTGTGCATGACCCAGCTCGGACCTGGCTCGCCCGCACACTCGTCATGCCGTCCGTCGCATATGAGCGCTGGCATGAAAACCGGATCGCGGCGGTGCCCTCGACGGGAATCTGGCGGGTGGTCGAGGCCCCGCTCTACCCGAGCATCGACGCGCTCCTCGCCATCCGCCCAACCGGCAACCTCGGCCCCGTCCTCGCCTCACCGGACAATCGGCTCGCCTGGTGGCTCGTCGCGTCCGGGACCGCAACCATCCTCGACACGCTCCCGGACGTCGTTGTCCATCCTGCCGGGTGGGTGCTCGACTGCCCCGCGCCCGGAACCGGCGCCGAAGGGCGGACCTGGCTGCACCCGCCCTACGGCACCGGTCTCCTCACGCCCGCGCGGCTCCTCCGTGAAGCGCTCCTCGACGCGCGGGTGATGGAGGCGATGGAGCGGTGAGTACCCACGTGGACGAGGATCTCCTCCCCGCCGTCGAGACGCTCACGGCCGAGCAGCGGCGCGGCGCCGCCTGCGTGTGGTGCGAGACCCCGCTCCAGCCCGGCATCGACGACGTCGACCTCGGCGCCCGCCCCGCCACCCGCACCGCCCCCGCCTGGTTCCCCCGCGGCTGCCGCCGCTGCTGCTACGGCAGGGACGACCGATGACCGCCAAGCTCGGCCGCACGATCGCCTGGTGCGCGTGGCACCGCGACCTCGCCGACGACGTCGCCCTCATCCAGCCCGCACCCGAACCCGCCACCGCCCCCGGCGGCGCCCTCTACGCCTGCCAGCGCTGCCGCGAGACGTACCGCCTCACCCCCTGGGAGGACCGGCCATGAGGACCCGCACCTGCGAGCGCTGCGACGGCCCCTTCGAGCCCGGCCAGGAGGTCGAGTCGATCGTCCGCGACGCGATCTCCGGAGCACGGCCGAACGCCTATGCGCACCGGATCTGCCCGCCGCGACACGAGCGGCTGCCGCGCGGCCTCCCGACCATCCCGGCCACCCCCCGCCGTGGGTAGGGTTGCCGACGCCCCGCCCCGAGAAGAGGACCCGACCATGCGCCCCGAGCAGCTCCAGGACTACGCCCTCGACCTCGCGAAGAACACGCCCGGCGTCACCCGCGTGCAGACCCTCGCCGAGGCCGGAGACACGAAGCACCCCTACGGGCTCGCGGTCAGCCGCGGCAAGGAGGAGCGCTGGCAGTTCATCGGGCAGCTCGCCCCCGGCGAGAAATTCGACGCTCCGGCCGCGCCCGTCGAGGGCGCACCCGCCTCCGGCCCCGCACCGGCCGGGGACGCGGGCGCTGAGGAGTGGCTCGCCGGAATCCTTCTCGCCGCCGAGAACCCGCAGATCGCCTCCGTCACCCGCTGGTCCACCCGCGAGGGCGAGCGACCCGGGAACTACGGCCTCACCGTCGACTACCACAACGGCGCGCGCACCTTCATCCGCGCCCTCTGAGCTTCGCCGCACGGCCAGGGCCCGGCCGCGCGACGGGGAAACGCACCACCACAGGAATCCATCGACCTCTTCCAGGAGGACGCTATGCCTGTACGTGCCCGACGACGCGACTTCGACCCCGGCCGCTGCTACGGCACCTGCCCCGTCTGCGGCCAGATCGTAGGCTCCCAGACCGGCGAACCCACCACCATCCACCAGCCCCCGGGCGACCGCAGCACCTGCCCGGGCAGCAACCAGCCCGCCCTGTAGAAACACCTCCTGACTCCCCGCCCCACGCCCCGTCAAGGGCGGGGACGGAGCCCCGGCCGGAATCGGTCCCGGCCGGGGCTTCACCTCACGAGGTCCGCAAGCGGCCGACCGAGCGCGCGGGCGATGAGGAGCAGGTGGTCCAGGAGCGTGCTGTGGGTGCCGCCCTCGGTTCGCACGATCGTCTTCCGGTCGAGGCCGGTGCGCTCCGCGAGGGTCTCCTGCGTGATGGCCGCCTCCAGGCGGGCCGTGCGGATGCGGTCGCCGACGGCGCGGCGCTGGTCGAGGACCCAGGCGGGGGGCGGTTCTGGCGGCACACAGCCACGCTCAGCCGCCGGTCACAGCATGTCAGTACCATCGGTGGTACATCTGCCATCCGATCGGGTGACACCAGGGGCATATTCGTGCCGGGTGTGCAAGATCGTGTGACGGTCGTACCGGAAGCTCGCCCGCTGTGCGTCGGTCGCGCGCGGGCGGGGATGGCGTCGCGGTGTACACGCGTCCGCCGAAAGGCGCCATCTTGCGCTCTGCTTCGGTCAGAGCGAACCGCCCCACCCCGGGCTTGGGGTGGGGCGGTCTACGTTTGTCGCCAGGCCCCTCGCCGAGTCTCGCGGCGAGGGGCCGGCGCCTGCGGGTCGGGCCTCCCCGCCCGGGTCCGCAGGACGATGACGAGCACGCGTCTGGCGCGCGAGGGGAGCCGCGCCAGCCCTCGTCGGTGCTCACTCTATGCGTTCGGTTGCTGGGGTCCAGTCCCCCGAACGGGTGAGCACGCGAGCAAGATCACTGGGGATTGTGGACTCTATGTGGACTCTGGGCCCG